GCATCAGCCCACCCTTCAATAGAATCAGATACTAAAAAACGGCGGCTGCGGTCTCTGCTGGGTTTTCGTATCTCAGGGAGTTTTTCGACATGGTGCTTCTGAACCGAGTATCCCACTCCGGTGCCGCCAAGCAGAAGAAACATCACTTCAGAGAAAGAACGCCAATCATCAATTGGAAGGTAGGCACAATTAAAAACTCGGTTGGGGGCAACTTCAATGGACTTACCAGCAAACTGCATCGAACGCATGCTCGGCAGCACTTTTCTATGCAGCACAAATTTATAAACATCGTTAATTTCCTCTCTTAAGTGAGGATACTTTTTAATATGCATCCTCTTGTTTCGAAAAGCAAGCTCACGCCACGTTTCCCGGCGCTTCTTTTTCTCTAGATACCGCGCATACTTCATATACACCGTAATGTTCGATAGGATATCTACTGAAATGTCTTGACTCATCTTAATTCTCCTTTTCTTTTTCTGTGCCGGCTTGTTTAAAACTCTTATATTTTTCTCTTAATGATTCCGCCTGTTGTTTGGTAGACTTTGCCATAAGCGCCCCTACTGACTGAGAGCTTTGCGACATAACTTTTATCTGCACATTCCGTGTATCCATAAAGATAGGGAAGACCATACCATCAGGGCCGTTTCTATTTTTAGCAACAAAGATGCGCCCCTCGTTGCTGCCTTTATCTTCGATAGTTCTTGAAATTGTAAAAATAAAATCCGCCACGAAGCACTTGTTAAACGCCTCTGAAATTGACTCCATCGTAATCACTTCAGCATTTAAGCCAGATCTATTGGTCTGTGAGGCTGTCCAAACAGGGCACTCAAAAATCTGAGCGAGGGCGCGAAGCTCTTCGTAGATTGATTCTAACTCATTCCTTTTCTCTCTCTGAGCGCATACCGGACGCAGCAAATCTCCATAGTCTACTATAATCATTCCAATTTTTACATGTTGGCGCTGAAGTCTTTCAAGATGAGTCTTTATTACTTCGGTAGAGGCGGTCTTGGTGGGGTACTCTTTGATAATTAGCCTACCTGGCACTGTTTGTACCTTCTCATAAATCGCACTCTTGTGATTAAAGATACCAGTAAGGGGCACTCCCGTAATGCAACTATCATACCTGAGCGCAACTACTGTGTCCTGCAACTCTAGAGTATAGTGGACAACGGCTTTGCCAGCTAAAAGGGCTTGAGCCCCAAGGTGAACTAAAGCCATTGACTTTCCAGCACCCGTAGGGGCTACAACTACCCCCAGCTCACCTGAACCGAGACCGCCGTTGCAGACAGAATCTACCTTACTCCAGCCGGTGCTAATGGGGTTCCTGGCTTTGCTCTCGAATCGCTTCTCGAGGTCAATAATATAATCATAGCCATGATTGTTGTCCGCGCCCAAACGAAGCGCCTCATTCATTACTTTGCTTATTTCATCAAAGCTGGAGTTCTTTATCAACCCGACACAGCGCATCATGGCGCCCTTAAGCTTTTGCTTCTTACAGAAGTCAAGAGCGACTTCCTTGGTATGAGTAGATCCTTCAACCACTTCAACGGGGAGGGAGTTAAAAAAATCAAGTGCCTGGTTCCGAACTAGCTCGTTCTCGTTATTTAGTCCTGTCTTCAAGACTGTGGAAAAGGTTCCCCTTGAGGGATGGGTGCCATACTTCATCCTGTAGGCAAAAAGCTCCTTAACGAAGACCTGTAAGTATTTAAGTTCTAAAAAGCCGATATCAAGGACTTCGTTTATTTGATCGGCAAACGCTCGATCATCTAGAATAAGTCTGGCTAAATTTTCTTGAAATGTGGTGCCGTAGTGAGAAAAATCAGTTTTTTCTTTTTGCGGCTTCATCGCGTGCCTGTTCTTCCGCCAAAATCAAAAACTATCTTGTTCATTGCTTGGAACAGGGTGCTCCAATTGCCTTCCCCGAATCCATCCTCGTTCATCATTCTAATCATCTCGGTCTTATTAAGCTCGTGTTCGCAATTGTTCATAGCATACTCAATCTTTGTCTTGCCTTGAATCGAAATATTCGGAGCATAGAGTTGCATCAACTTATAATTAAGCTCGATGGTCTCGCGACCCTCTGAGATCTTGGTATAGGCTGTCACCTTAGAGTCCACAGTGTCGCAATAGTCTATTAGTTCATCGATGGTTATCGATCTCGCCTCCTTCAACATGGGAATTCGCTTGGCTACAGTGGGGAGCCCCACGCCGCCAATTCCAGGCAAATTGTCCGACTTGTCCCCGGCGATGGCGCGAGCGAGAGCGAAGTTCTCAGGATGTATCCCATATTTACTAACAATGGCGTGGCAGTTGAGTGCCTCTTTCTGAATGGGTCGATAGAGCACTGTTTCTGCATCACATAGCTGCAAAAAATCTTTGTCGCTAGAGATGATGAGCTTCTCCCACCCTTTAAGGGCGGCATGAGAGTGGCACACATAAGATATAATATCATCTGCTTCAACCTCGTCGAGGACAAGCTGAACTATGGGAAGGCAGTTAAGATATTCCATCAGGCGCGTTTGTTGCCACACCTTGTTCTCTAACTCTTCGTTTTCCGAAAGGTTCCTGATAGTCCGATTAAGTCGTATGGGCTTTCTTCCTGCCTTATAATTTTTTGCCGTGGTTTTTCGTTTACGCGACCCGCCGGCACCATCCCAGCACACAACCACCTTGTCAGGTTTTGTCTCGCGGAGAAGCTTCTGGAGGATCTTAAAAAATCCCTTCAGACCTCCGATGGGCTGACCATTCGTTGATAAGGAGGGATCGACGATATACGCTCTAAAGTACATATTCAGCGCATCGATAACCATTATTCTATTCTTCTTCTGCGTGCTCACGCGATCTCCACTTCTAAAAGCAAAACCCTCATCTAAAGAGTATGCCAATACTACACTAAATTTGAGGGCTTGTCAATGACAAAAAATCTTTTTTATCCACGATCTTCTATCAATTAGGAAGCGGCGTCGGTGGCGTTTGCCGGGGGGGCATCGGGGTCGATCTCATAAAAAGTAGACGCATCGCCCTCTCGCGTTTCAAACTTAAGGATAACCTCTTCTTCCATAATTTTGAGCACACGAGCTTTAAACTTCTCTTCCTGAAGTTTTGCACACCAGCTGGCGGCTTGAAACTTTTCCTCAGTCCCATCTTCATACACCAGAGAATACCATGCTCCGCGACTAACTACCGAGTCCGACCCCTTTATCGCCTCCAGCCAGCTTTCTTCATCCTGAACGCCCACGGAACCTCCCCATAAAATCTTAAATGCACACTGCCGCCCCTGGGTTCCGAAGCGAGACTTTTCTAATTTCACCTTCACCTCGGACCCAACGCGGTAGCCCTTTTCATCCTTAATAAAAGAGGCTTTAGCCTTGCGCCCTGTCAGCCAGATCCTCAGACTGTAACTGTAGTGCATCGCCTTCCCGCCAGGGGTGAAGTAAGGCGTAGTAAGTGCTTCTGACACGCTGCGAGTTATGTTAGTCTTGAGCTGGTTGAGGACCAAGAGGGTCGCTTGTGCGTTCGCAATTGGCTGAACGAGCTTGGACATCCCCTTAGATAAGATGCGCGGCTTAACTGCCATGGAGCTTAGGGGATTAAAGTCCCCCTCTATGTCAGTAGTGCTAGGTGTTAAGGCAAGACTGTCCCAAATAAATAAAAGCTGATTCTCGGAAGCCCCAAGCAACTCTTCGATAGTTTCTAAAACAAATTCTACCGACTCAGCTTGGATATATAGTAACTTATCCAAGTCACACCCCGCCTTAACAAGGAACTCGGGGTCGATAGCAGACTCAGCATCAAAATAAACAATATCAATTCCCGCAGCTTGCGCGTTGGCAGCAACTTGCGCCGCTAAAAAAGACTTACCAGTCGATTCGAGCCCTGCGATTTCAGTCACCTTGCCAACAGGAATACCCGCCAGCTTGCCACGGCATATAATACTGTCGAGCCACCGGGAACCAGTAGAAATAAACTCATTCACCTCAGTGGGGTTGCTCTTTTGAAGATCCCACGCAGCCGCTCGACCGGCTTTCTTGTTCACCATTTTACGCATCTCATCGATTGAGAGCTTGCCTGCCCCCTTAGTCTTTTTGTTCGCCACTTAAAACCTTCTTTTTAAAAAAAGGGGCACCTGTAATCCCGTGCCCCCCTGCGGATATTTTTATTCTTCTGTGGCTTCGTTATCAATGCTCAGAAGCTCGATATCGAAGTTAAGAACCTTGCCAGCCATAGGGTGGTTCAAGTCTAAAACAACGCCATCGTCATTAATCGCCTCAATTTTAGCTACAAAAGGGGCTCCATTCGGGGATCGTCCTTGGACTGGCGCACCTTCTTCAAGCTCAAAATCAGGGGCAAAAGCCGTTCGAGGAACGGTCTGCCGTCGATCAGGGTCAAGCTCCCCGTAAGCCTCGGCTGGCTTAAGAGTAACCTTCTTGGTTTCCCCTATAGTCATGCCAGCAACCGCAGCATCAAACCCCTTAATCATTTGACCCGCCCCCACTTCAAAAGAAATGGGTGCTCCGCGAGTTCGAGAGCTGTCAAACTCTTTCCCATCTGCGAACGTCCCTACATAATGAACACTAATTTGGTGTCCTTTTTTTACTATACTCATTATCAATCTTCCTTCATGATGTTAAAAATTGGGGCACCTGTAATCCCGTGCCCCCCTGCGGATTGTTAGAACTCTCAGGTTCCCAAAAGCTCGGCAAATGCATTTTCCACAGAGTCAGCTGTAGTAGCATCTTTGTCGGTCACAGAAGGAGAGTTGTTGTACTTCTCCGTCTGATTAGAACGAGATTCTGCGGAATCGTCACCTGATAGATGTGCGTCAAGCATTACCTGAACTTCTTCAGAGGTCTTGCGCTCGAAGAGCGTAGCAAAGTCAGGAATAGTCTCAAGAAGAGCGTTGCACTCCTCTTCAGTCTTGTCCTCACAGAGCGAGCTTGTTTTCCGTGAAGGCACGAGCTTCGTAAGAGGGAAGTTTGCACCAGGCGGCTTACCATAAGTAAGCTTAAGGTCGGTCCCCTCCATCACATCAGTGATGTCCCCATACTCGGGATTAAGCACAAGGCTTAAAAGACTCTCATAAGCCATCTTGCCATAACCCCAA